GAATTTGAGGAAGCATTAAAAGAGGGACAAGCAAAAGGATTGGCGACTGTTACCAATTCATTATTTAATTCTGCACAAGATGGGAACGTTACAGCACAGATATTTTATTTAAAAAATAGAGATTCAAACTCCTGGGCAGATAGAGTAGAAACAACATTTAATGTTGATCTTAAAAACGTGATAGACAATGCAAGATCACGACTAGGCAACAACCAAAATATAATAGAAGCCGAAACAGTAGATATTAAAAAGGTAAACAATAAAGAGGCAATTTCTAAAAAAGGAATTAACCCAAAAGAAACACGACAAATTAAGGAGTAAATAATAACGTTTATATATTAATAGGTTTTGACGGGTGAGGGTGTGATTTTCTCTCTCATTCATAAATCTCTATACACCCCCCCGTCAATCCTATGTGTACGTGTATATATATAATAGTATTTCGATAATTTTTTTTATTTTTTTTAATGTGAAAATTGACAAAGAAGCAATGAAAGAATCAATAGCTGATACTGCATTAGGTGCGGCTTTTAACTTTCCTTTATCTTGGGCTAGTATTGCTATTTGTTTGGTTTTTACAACAAACGCCCTTACAATTACTTTAGTACAGTTAGTGGTATTAACATTAGCTGCAATTATAAGGCGTTATTACACACGCTTATATTTTAAAAATAGAGAATGAAATACTCGGCTAAACAAGAACAAGAGTTAATGACCGACATCTGGTCTCCTGCCGTAAAAGATAGTCCACTAAACTTTGTTAATTTTATCTTCCCTTGGGGTCAGAAAGACACCCCCCTTGAAGAATTTACAGGCCCTAGAAAGTGGCAAGAAAAAATTTTATTAGAAATAGGAAGGCATATACAAAGAAACCAAAACAAAGATATACCAGAAATGTTTAGACTTGCTGTTGCTTCGGGCAGGGGTATCGGCAAGTCAGCTTTAGTAGCATGGTTAATATTGTGGATGCTCTCTACCCGCATGGGTTCAACCATCATAGTCACCGCCAACACAGAACAACAGCTGAGATCCCGTACCTGGGCGGAACTCGGTAAATGGCTAACACTCGCTATCAACTCACATTGGTTCAACAAAACAGCAACCACCATCAAGCCCGCAGCTTGGTATGAAGAAGCGTTAATACGAGATTTGCAAATTGATACAGGTTATTACTACGCTCAAGCCCAATTATGGTCAGAAGAAAATCCTGATGCTTTTGCAGGAGTACATAGTAACTACGGAGTTTTATTAATTATGGACGAGGCCAGTGGAATACCTTCGCCAATCTATTCTGTATCAGAGGGTTTTTTCTCTGAACCTACAGAAAATAGATTTTGGTGCTCATTCTCTAATCCCAGAAGGAACACTGGCCCGTTTTATGATAGCTTCCATAGCAATAAAAAATATTGGCATACTGAACAAATTGATTCTCGAAGTGTAGAAAATACCGATACTGAGTTATTTAATCGTATGCTTGAGCAATATGGAGAAGATTCAACCGTTGCACGTGTAGAAGTCTTAGGCGAGTTTCCACGAGCTGATGATGATGCAGTAATTCCAATAGAATTAGCACGTGCTGCTGTTGATCGTGATGTTAATATTACCGCCTCCGATCCTATAGTGTGGGGTTTAGATGTCGCTAGGTTTGGAGGTGACTCTACTGCTTTATGTAAAAGACAAGGCAATACTGTTACTGAAATTAAAACTTTTAAATCAATGGATTTAATGCAATTATGTGGTGCGATTCATAATGAATATGAAAATTGTACAGCTTTAGAAACACCACAAGAAATCCTAATTGACTCAATAGGTCTTGGATCTGGGGTAGTGGACAGACTTTCAGAGCTTAACCTTCCTGCCAGGGGGATAAATGTTTCTGAATCTCCAGCAAGTAAAAAGAAATTTTTAAATTTACGTGCTGAATTATGGTTCCATATCAAAGAGTGGTTAGGACAACGTAATTGCCGACTACCTAATGATGATGAATTGATAGCAGAGCTAGTTGCTCCAAGCTATGCCTATAACTCAACAGGAAAAATAAAAATTGAAAGTAAAGAACAAATGAAAAAAAGAGGATTAAAGTCTCCAGACAAAGCAGATGCCCTTGCATTAACAATGGCAAGCTCTGCTGCAACTTTTTCAGGAAATTCATCTTTTATGGGTTATAATTTCAAAAGACCGCTCAAATCAAAAATATTTCGAGTAGGATAATTTTATGAAAAAGAAAGACCCAGAAAGTAAAAATGTAAACGTAGAAGATTTGCAAAGCGTTTTAAAATCCGAATTTGATGATGCTAAAGACTATATAGATGCTGTAGGTAGAGAAAGGTCTGAAGCTACAGACTATTATCTTGGCAATGAACCAGAAGGTTCAAGCGATATGCAATCAGAGTTCGTTTCTACTGATGTTAGAGACACTGTATTATTTATGTTGCCTTCTGTTATGAGAACATTCTTTGGTACAAAGAAAGCAGTTGAGTTTGTGCCAACTAACCCAGAAGACATTCCGATAGCCGAACAGCAAACCAATTATATCAATTACATTATTCAACAAAAAAATAATGGCTTTAAAGTTTTTTATGATGCATTTAAGGATGCTCTTGTTAGGAAAACAGGTTTTGTTAAAGCCTATTGGGACGATAGTGTTGAAGTTAGTAATCACGAATACACAGGTTTAGATGAACAATCAAGAAATGCACTATTACTAGATAAAGATGTAGAAATAGTTGAAGAAAAAATAGAGTCTGAAATGAGAGTTGTTATTGATGAAGTTTCAGGCGAACAAATAGAACAAGAATTTCCTGTTAGTTATGATTTAAAAATAAGAAGAATTAAAAGAAAAAATCAAGTAGTCATTGAATCAGTTCCACCTGAAGAAGTTTTAATAGCAAGAAATGCTAGAGACATAGAAAGTTCTGGTTACGTAGCTCACCGTATGATCAAAACTGTAAGTGAGTTAGTTGCTATGGGTTACGACCAAGAAGAAATGCAACAGTATGCAGGTTCAGGTAATATGCTTGATGCTGAGTCTTACGAAGAACAAAGATCAAGAAATCAATATTCAGATGATGAATTTGATAATCCAGATCCAAATAGCAAAAATGTTTTATATGTTGAGCATTACTTAAATTATGATTTAGATGGTGATGGCATAGACGAGCGAATTAGGGTTTGTACTGCTGGAAACGGTGTAGATGTAGTGCATGTCTCCCCTTGGGATGATTTGCCTATAGTTCTTTTTTCTCCTGATCCCGAACCTCACACCTCCATTGGTAGTTGTCCAGCAGATTACTTAATGCCAATTCAAAGAGCTAAATCTCAAATTATGAGAGATACACTCGATAGTTTAGGCCACGCCATCTTCCCAAGAATGGGAATTGTTGAAGGTCAAGTTAATGTTGATGATGTTTTAAACACCGATATAGGGCAACCAATTAGAATGAGAGCGCCTGGAATGGTGCAACCATTTGCAGTTCCTTTTGTCGGTAAAGAAGCATTTCCAGTTTTAGGTTATTTAGATGAATCAAAAGAAAATAGAACAGGAGTTTCTAAGGCAAGCGCAGGCCTTAATGCTGATGCATTACAATCATCAACTAAAGCTGCTGTCGCAGCTACAATGTCTGGCGCACAAGGAAGAATAGAACTTATTTGCCGACATTTTGCTGAAACTGGAATGAAAGCACTATTCAAATTGGTTTATCGTTTAGTTATCAAACATCAAGAGCAACAAGAAATGGTTAGGTTGAACAATATGTTCGTGCCAATAGATCCTCGTTTTTGGGATGCTGATAAAGATATATCAATCAATATAGCTCTCTCTCCATCAAGTGATGAAGAAAAAGCACAATTCTTGCTTGGGTTATCAAGTAAACAAGAACAAATTTTACAAACTATGGGGCCAAATAATCCTTTAGTGTCATTACAACAATATGCCAATACTTTAAGTAAAGTTATTGAAATATCAGGATTTAAAGATGTTGATTCATTTATTAACTCTACTGTTCAGCCAATGCCACCGCAACAACCTGAACAACAAAAACCTGATCCTGCTGAATTGTTAGCTCAAGCAGAGATACAAAAAGCACAAGTTCAAGCACAAAAAGCAATAATAGATTCTGAAACAGATCGTATGAAAATATTAATGGAAGATGATCGTAAGAGAGATGAAGCTGAAGCAGATATGGTTATTAAGTCTGCTGAACTGCAAGCTAAATATGGCGCTCAAGTAAATCAGGCCGAAATAAAAGCCTTAATGGAGCGTGATCGTGAAGTAATAAGGCAAGTCGCTAAGACTAATGCACAAGGGCTTTTTAAAAATGGTAGCGGAAACCAATAAAAGTTATTTTATTGAAATAGCAGACGGAGATCAGCTTTATACAGGAGAACACATTACGGCAAAAAATGAAGAAGAGGCAGAACTAAAAATGATGATACTTTTTGGTTTTCTTCTTTCAGATGAAGCTGAGATTGTTACACTAAAGGAAATATCAATTCACTAATGAGTATAATATATAGAGGTGAAAAATTTAGTGGTTATAATAAACCTAAAAGAACGCCAGGAAAAAGTAAAAAATTTGCTGTAGCTGCAAAAGTAAAAGATAAAATAAAGTTAATACGTTTTGGAGATCCAAATATGAAAATTAAAAAAAATCAACCTGCAAGAAGAAAAAGTTTTAGAGCAAGACATAAATGCGACACTAACCCCCCAAGTAAACTAACAGCAAGATATTGGTCTTGCAAAAAATGGTAAGGAGATAAAATGTCATTAGTTAGAAATATTAATAAAAGAAAAAAAGCTGGTACAAGCAGACCTAAAAGTAAATCAACAATCTCTAAAAAAGCGTATGCTGCAATGAAGAGAGGTTGGAAAAAAAGGAGGTAAATATGCCAAGAGGAAAAGGAACCTACGGTAAAATGGTTGGAAGACCAAAAAAAGCAAAAAAAAGCAAAAAGAAAAAATATTAATAAGGAGAAATTATGTCTAATATATTTGATTTTTTATTTTATCTATGTGGAAGCATAGCTATAATAATCGGTATTGCTTCTATAGTAGCAGCAATAACCCCTTCACCGAAGGATAATGAGTGGCTAGAAAAATTCTATAAATTCCTAAATTTACTAGCGCTAAAATTTAAAAAATAATTCTATGAGTAACATCATTGAAAAACTAATTAGTCCAGTGTCTTCGATACTGGACAAATTTATTGTAGATAAGGACTTAAAAGAAAAGTTAGAGCATGAACTTAAAACAGAACTTCATAAAGCTAATATGGCTCAAGTGGAGATTAATAAGATTGAAGCTGGCCACCGCAGTATTTTCGTTGCGGGATGGAGACCTTTTCTTGGATGGTGTTTATCTTTTGCTATGGCGTACCACTTCATTATTCAGCCGATTGCCGTTTTTTCGTTATCTATTGCAGGCCTTTCATACGATCTTCCGCAGTTTGACATGAACTCATTAATGACAGTTCTTTTAGGCATGTTGGGTTTAGGAGGAATGAGAACTTATGAGAAAAGTAAAGGTATAACAAAATGATTTGGGAAAATTTTGCCGCAGAAGAGTTTGAATGTAAACATTGCGGTAAGAATAAAATTTCTTATGATTTTATAGATAAATTACAATCTTTACGTGATGAATGTAAATTTCCGTTTATAATAACAAGTGGATATAGGTGCAAAGACCATCCTGTAGAAAAAACTAAATCTAAACCTGGCACTCATACCGAAGGTATAGCTGCCGACATATTAGTAAGTGGATCACAGGCTTATAAGTTGGTTAGTTTCGCACATAAACATGGCTTTACAGGAATAGGAGTTAAGCAAAAAGGAAATGAAAGATTTATACATTTGGATAGCAAAGAACATTCTGAAGAAAAAACAAGACCTTACATTTGGAGTTATTAAATAAAATGGATGTTACGTCTATAATATTTTGGAATGTATTGCTAACTTTGGTTTATGGCCCTTTAGTTTATTCATTAAGACAAAATGCAAATGAATTAAAAAGAATTGATATACTTGTAAATAAAACAAGAGAAGAAATGGCTAAAAATTATGTAACCAAAGATGATCTAGCAGAAGACCTAGAAAGAATATTTGACTATTTAGACAAACTTGATGGTAAAATAGATAAACTTATACAAAATTAATATGATTAACTTTATACCAAACAATTTCAATTTAGGTTTACCAATACCTGAATACACACAACCTGGCGGAGATACACCAATTAGTGCTAAATCAGGGTTTAATTTTAATAATAATTTTTTAAACCCGTTTTCATACAACCCTTTAATTAATTCAAGTGATGCACTAAGCCAACTTGGAGGTCTCTTTGGTAATCCATCAGCTAACCAAGCAGGAATGGGTAATCAAAGTATGTCAAATGTATTTGCGCCAGGTATTAGTTATTCACCAAATATGCCTGGTGGATATAATATGTTTGGAAGCATTGCTCCGCAAAGCCCAACATTACCAACACCACAAGTAAATCCTGGTATGCCACAAGTAGTTTCACCAGAAAGAGACTTAGCTCAAATGAGTGGAAGAAATCCAAGATTAATGGATGATTTTGGTTTTAGAAATAGAATGACTTACGACCCTATTTAATGTCAGAAAAAAAACAAGATTTGCTTCATGCGAGAGAAGCAGAAACAATTTTAAACAGTGATGTTTTTAAAAAAGCATTTACATCTTTAAAAGAAGAATACTTAAGAGTGTGGGAAGGATCTTCTGACCAAGACACCAATATGAGAGAAAAAATATTTATGGCCATTAAAAGTTTAAATAATGTTGAAAAGCATTTACGTATAATGGTAGAAAAAGGTAAGATCACGAAAAATCAATTAGATAAATTTAAGTAAATTATATTTATTTAAAAAAAAATTCTTTAAAATACGACTAATAATAACTTTATAGGAATTAACTATGAGTAAAACCAGCAAGGTAGAATCCACTGGATTTAAAACTGAATTACAGAAAACGGCTGACCAATTTGAAGTTTTAATGACTCCTGCGGAAGAAGCAGACGAGCAACAAGAAGATCAAATTGAAGAGGTTGTTGAAGAAGTAGTAGAAGAAGCTGAAGAAGAAGAAACTGAAGAATTGTCTGAAGCCATAGCAGAAGATGAAACTGAAGAAGAAATTGAAGAATCAGAAGAAGTTGAAGTAGAAAAAGACGAACAAGAAGCGTTAGAGGAAGAAGAACAACCTAAACTTTACACTGTTAAAATTGATGGTGTAGAACAACAGGTCACGTTAGACGAACTCCAACAAGGTTATTCTCGTCAGCAAGACTACACTCGTAAAACTCAAGAACTGTCAGGTCAAAGAAAAGACTTTGAAACACAGCAAGCAGAGTTAGCGAAAAAGGATGCGATTTACAAAGAATTGCTGCCTAAGATGCAAAAGTCACTAGAAGGTGAACTTGCTAATGAGCCAGATTGGAAATCAATCTATGAGTCAGATCCTATTGCTTATGTAAGGGAAAAAGATTTATGGAATGAAAAAAAAGAGAAGTTTAAGGCTGTTCAGGGTGAACAACAACGGTTACATCAAGAACAATTCCAAAAACATCAAGAGCAAATTAAAAAAGCTGTTGAAGATGGAAATAAAAAACTTCTTGAGGTTGTTCCTGAATGGAAGAATGAAGATGTTGCTCTTAAAGAGAAACAAAGCATTGCAAAGTTTGCAGTAGATGTGCTTGGTTATACAAATGAAGAAATTAGCCAAGTCTATGATTACAGAGCTTTGCTTGGTTTAAGAGGGGCATGGTTACATCATCAAACAGGAAAAGCTATAAAGAAAAAACCAGTTGAAAAGGCTCCAGCTAGAGTGGGTAAACCTGGTAGTGCTAATGTGCCTAAAACAGCAACTCCTTTGAAAAAAGCAAAACAAAAACTGGCTAAAACTGGAAAACTTTCAGATGCAGCTAAAGTTTTTGAAAATTTAATTTAACCCATTTATTTATAAGGAGTAAAAATGGCAAAAGTAACTAACGCTTTCGATACATATACGGCTACTGCTGACAGAGAGGCTTTAAGCAATGTTATCTATAACATATCTCCAGGCGCTACCCCGTTTATGTCCGCAATCGGAAAAAATAACGTAAAGAATGTAGTATTCGATTGGCAAACAGAATCACTTCCAACAGCAAGTGGTGCTGGCCAACTCGAAGGTTTTGAACTCTCAAGAAGTGCTGCTACAGCAACAACAAGAGTTTCAAACGTATGTCAAATCTCTTCAAGAGATGCAACTGTATCAGGTTCACAAGAATCTTCAGATCCAGCAGGTAAAAAGTCTGAAATGGCTCACCAGCTTTCTATAATGTCAAAAGCATTAAAGAGAGATATGGAAACTGCACTTTGTCAAAAAGGTGCTAAAACAACTGGTAATGCTTCTACAGCTAGAGTAACTGGTGGTTTTGAGTCTTGGATTACATCTAATGTAAGCAGAGGATCAGGCGGTTCTGGTGCTGGTGCTGGTGCAGCCCCAACAGACGGAACACAAAGAGCTCTTACAGAGACTCTTCTTAAGAGTGTTCTTCAGTCTTGCTTCTCCAATGGTGGTGAACCATCAATGGCTATTTGTGGCCCAGTTAATAAACAAGTTATTTCTGGTTTCACAGGTAGATCACAAGCTAGACAGTTTGTTGATGCAAACACAGTAGAGGCATCTGTTTCTATCTACTCGTCTGATTTTGGCGATTTAAAAATCGTTCCATCAAACTTTAGTAGAGAAAGATCATTACTATTAGTAGATCCAGAATATGCAAAAGTTTCTTTCTTAAGAGATTTTGAAGTTCAGGATATTGCTAAAATTGGTGATGCTGAAACTAAAATGGTACTTGCTGAGTACGGATTAGAAATGAGCAACGAAGCTGCTCATGGTATAGTCGCTGACTTAAACGTATCTTAATATAATTAGGGAGGCTTCGGCCTCCCTTTTTTTGAAGGAATAAAAATGAAAGGCGTTAATCATTACAAAAAAGACGGAACTCTTCACAAAGGTGGAACACATAAAATGTCAGATGGAACATTACATTCTGGAATGAAACACAGTCAAAGTAGTGTGAAACTTTTTCATTACGGAGAGTTATCTAACAAATCTAAACGTAAAGCTAGATCACAATGGAAAAAATAGTTTTTTCTTATGTCTAAAAAAACAACAGTAACGGATTATAAAAAAGATTTTGTTTCTAGTGTGGTTACTGAGGGAAGTGATAACAATGACTTTCACATCAACACAGTACAAAATGTGGCTCCAGTATTAGAGCATGTTAAACAATTAAGCTATAATAAACCTGGTAAGGATTTTAGGCATGTGGCTGAAGTTCCAATAATTGTTTACAACAAAGCTGTTAGAGAAGGTTGGGTAAACGATAGAAAGGCATGGAAAAAATGGCTTAATGATCCAGACAACAAACTATTTAGGACTTGGAAAGGTAAGGTATGACATACACAGAATTAAAAACAAACATAGCAAATTATTTAAACAGGTCTGATCTTACAGACCAGCTAGACATGTTTATTGATAATGTAGAAGGAGAACTAAATAGAAGAATTAGAACAAAAGAAATGATAAAAAGAGCTACTGCTACAGCAGACTCTCAATATTTATCTTTACCTTCTGATTGGCTAGAGGGAATTAATGTAGAAATAACCACACAAGAATTTAGACCTTTATTCCAACAATCAGTAGAAAGTTTAGATGTTTACAGAAAATCAATAGATAATGCGACAGGGCAACCAATTTATTATGCATTTGTAGATTCAACAATGGAACTTTGCCCTACCCCAGACCAAAGTTATACGTTACAATTAACATATTACGGAAATGTAGATGCTTTAAGCACAAGCAACACAAGCAATTTTGTTTCCACAAAGCATCCAGATGTTTATTTATATGGTGCTTTAAAACATGCATCTATCTATCTTATGGAAGATGATAGGGTTGCAATGTTTTCTGCTCTTTTTGAAAAAGCCCTTGAGGAAATCAAAATGGAACAAGAAAAAGCTGAGTTTGGAAAAGGATCTTTAATGCAAAGAAGAAAGACCTACGGAAAAACTCAAAGAAAAGTTTATTACATGAAATAAGGACAAGGATATATTATGGCAGGATTTTCAGATTATTTAGAAGACAAAGTGTTAAAACATGTATTTGCAGGTAGTGCTTATACTGCACCATCAACTTTATATGTAGCTTTATATACAGTTGCTCCTACTGATACAGGAGGAGGCACTGAAGTTTCAGGTGGCGCTTACGCTAGACAAACTGCTGCATTTTCTGTTTCAGGAACAGATCCAACAACAGCATCAAATTCTGCTGCTATTGAATATCCAACTGCTACAGCCAACTACGGTACTGTTGTTGCTGTAGGTATTTTTGACGCCTCTTCAAGTGGCAACTTAATGGCGTATGCAAATTTAACTTCATCAAAGGTCGTAAGTACAGGAGATGTATTCAGATTTAATGCTGGCGATTTAGATATTACACTAGCATAAGATCATGGCCAGCATAGGCTATAACAAAGGTTTTTACTCAAGATCAAAGTGGAATGAACTTGCTTTTCAAGGCACTTCTACTATTCAAGCAACTTCAGGAGCAACTGCTACTGGAGGATCATCACAAGTAACATCAGCAGTTATATCTGCAACATCTGGATTTACAGCAGGGGCAACACAGATAGATGGTGCTCAAGCTAATATTCAAGTTGTATCGGGTTTTTCAGTTGTTGGAACACAAGTTGATTTTGGTAGTGCATCAATAAATGCAAATTCTGGATTTATTAGTTCTGGATTTTTAAATTTATCGGGTGAAGCTCTTATAGAACAAACATCAACAGTTGATGCATTAGGTGGAGTTATAATATCTGTAAATTCTACTGTTGTTCAAACAAGTAGCTTTGTAGCTGTTGGTGGTTTAAAATGGGAAGATATTGTAGTTCCTTCGGAAACTTGGACAGACCAAAATGTTGATGCTGATACTTGGACTAATATAACAGTACCAACAGATACATGGACAGATAAAACAGTTGCAACTGCAACTTGGGCTAACCAAACAAATCCTTCAACTACTTGGACAGAGTTAGACAAACAAAAGGCAGCATAATAAATGGCAGATACATTTACAACAAACTTAAATTTAACCAAACCAGAGCCAGGTGCCTCTGAAGACACTTGGGGAATAAAACTCAACTCAGACCTTGATGCTCTTGACGGTATATTTGCTGACAATGGATCAGGAACCTCTGTTGGTATGCAAGTTGGGTCTGGAAAAAGTTTAATTGTAGGAGGAACATTAACTGCTTCAGGAACTACTACTATTACTTCTCCAGTTTTAAATACAGGAATATCAGGCACAGCTTTTTTGGATGAAGATGATATGTCTTCAAACTCAGCAACTAAGGTAGCATCTCAGCAATCTATAAAAGCCTATGTAGATGCACAAGTAGCAACAATACCAGTAGGTGACATAACAAGTGTAGTTGCGGGAGATGGATTAACAGGAGGAGGCACTTCTGGAGATGTAACATTAAATGTAGTTGGTGGTACAGGTATTGATGCAAATGCAAATGATATTGCGATTGATTCAACAGTAGTAACACTTACAGGATCTCAAACATTAACAAATAAAACACTAACATCTCCAATTTTAAATACAGGTATTTCTGGAACAGCATTTTTAGATGAAGATGATATGGCATCTAATTCTGCTACAAAAGTTGCTTCTCAACAATCTATTAAGGCTTATGTAGATGCAAACACTACCTCTGTTATAAGCTCAATATCTAACTTTTCAGATAATAGAGTATTAACCGCTAGTGGATCTGACACTATTAATGGCGAGGCTAATTTAACTTTTGATGGTACTAATCTTGGAATCGGTACAAACTCACCTGAAGAAAAACTACACGTCGCAGGAAACATATTGCTTGATGATGGCGATCCTAGATTATATTTTCAAACAGGTTCATCACATTATAATTGGAAAATAGCAGCACAAGATTCAACAAACAAAGGT